AGCGTCTAGAATCTGGACAAGAGATGCCCTCTGATCTATTTAATGTGTTCGCAGGAAACAGGACCAAAGTAACGAGGAGTAAATAAACATGAACCAAGTAGCAGAGAAAAAGTCTGCAGGTCTTCCTTCAAATATGTTTGAAGATGATGCAGCAAAAGGTTTGGGAAAAATAGGTCAAGAAGATCTAGCCCTGCCTTTTTTAAAAATCCTTGGACAACTTTCACCAGAAGTTAATAAACGTGATGGTAAGTATGTCGAAGGTGCAGAACCAGGTATGATATATAATTCAGTATCTGGAGATCTGTATGATGGAGTGAAGGGTATTGATGTAATTCCATGCTTTTACAAGTTAGAATACATCGAATGGAAAGATAGAGGAGAAGGACCAGGTGCACCAGTTGCCATTTATGATTCTTCTTCAGACATCATGTCCAAAACAAAACCTGATGCAAACTATAAAGATAGATTACCTAATGGTAATTATATTGAAAAGACTGCATCTCACTTTGTTATAGTATCGGGAGATAGTCCATCGACAGCGTTGATTTCTATGAAATCTACTCAACTAAAAATTAGTAGAAAATGGAACTCTATGATGTCTGGTATTAAGATGAAGGGTGCAAACGGAATGTTTACACCGGCATCTTTCAGCCATATTTACAAACTAAAAACAACTCAAATGCAAAATGATAAAGGCACTTGGTTTGGTTGGGAAGTAAATAAAGTGGGCCCAGTAACTGACAAAGGTCTTTACGATCAAGCTAAAAGTTTTAGTGAAAGCATTTCTAAAGGAAGTGTAAAGGCTAAACATGGCGAAGATAAACCAAAGGACCAAAGTAGCATTATATAATTCTCTAAGAGAATAAGTGCACAGTGTGGGCCAAACGGGAGACTGAGTGGCCCACATCGACAGTTATGGAACGATATATAGAATTTTTTAACGGATATAGAAATGCTTATGGTGTAGCTGACTTTAATCACCAGGACTCTTACATAGATTCCGAAACAGGTAAAAAGAAACCTGTGTATAGATGGAACTTTGAAGAACTTACTGATGAAATATATAAGCAACACATCGAAGGTAAACTATCAATAGGAATACAACCATGCACAGAGAATGCATTGGTTAAGTTTGGAGTCATAGACATCGACCCAAAAGATTACGAAGACTTTAACAAAAAAGATTACATAGACATCATACAACAATACGAATTACCGCTACTACCAGTAGAATCTAAAAGTGGTGGGCTACATTTATTTTTATTTATGGATACGTTTACAGATTCTAAAACTGTAAAATCATTTCTTACAAATTTATTATCTTTGTTTGGACTTAAACAAGACACAGAAATATTTCCAAAACAAACACAACTAACAAAAGATAGTGAGACAGGTCAACTACGGCCAGGACAATTTATAAACCTGCCATACTTTGGGGAGGAGCGTAAAGCTTTAAACGTAGATGGCACACCATTTACACTAGATCAGTTTATGAAAGTGATTAGTGCAAACCTGGTTACAAAAGAAAGACTGAAAGAAATTACAGAAGAAATAGAAAGCAGAAGTATGGAAGGTGTGGACGAAGAGTTTTTAGATGGTCCACCATGTTTAGCAGCAATATCTAAACTATCTAGGAATGAAAATTTTGATGGCAAAGATAGATTTATGTATAACTATCACGTCATGGTTAAGATGAAATATCCAGACAACTGGCAACAGAAAGTAAAAAATGCACCAGTTAAATATTTTTCTGGACAACATGCAAATGCATGGGATGACAAAGTTTTAAATGCAAAAGTAAAATCATGGAACAGAAGTTCTAAAGGTTATACTTGTACACAGAGTCCACTTAGTGAACATTGTAAGAAAGGTATTTGTGTTAAGAAAAAGTTTGGAGTCTTATCAGGATCAAAAGGATCTTATCCTGTATTAACAAATTTAAAAAAGATAGATCTAGATCCAGAACCAGAGTATGAATTTGATGTAACAAAACCTGATGGTATTGGCACAGCAACAGTGCATTGTAAAAATGTAGAACATCTAAATGATCAACGTAAAAGACGTAACTCAATATCAAAAGCTGCAGGATTCTTACCACCACTTATTAAGAATGATGAAGAACAAATTATTATGGATACATTATACCAGACACAAAAAGTTGTACAGCCACCGGTAGGTACATCACCAAAAGAAAAATTACATGATGTTATACATGCAAAAATAAATGGACCAAAAGCAACTAGCGATGCTGCATTTAAAACAGGCTCTGTATTAATAGAAGATGAGTATGCATTCTTTAAGTTTGATAAGTTTTATGACAAATTAAAAGCAAAGAACTGGAAGTATAGTGAAGATAAAACAGGACGTATGATGCAGGTATTGTATCAAGAATGTGAGATAGAGTTCTTAGAACAGAAAAGATTCCCATCAAAAGAATCTGGTAAATACCATTCATCAACAAAAAATATTATACAGATAAATGTAAAAACATTTGAAGAAGTACCTATACATCACACTAAAACAAAACATAAGACGGACATAATATAATGAGAGCAAAACAAATAATAGTAGAGGGCATACACTTTAGAAGTAAACTAGAAGCAAGGTGGTATTTATTTTTTAAAAAACTAGGTTGGAATGTTGTCTATGAACCTGAGATTGAAGGACTTATAGGTTGGTTACCAGATTTTTTAATTATAGGTAAAGGTTTTAAAATACTGGTTGATGTAAAACCTATTGATTCTATAGATGATTGGGAAGATATTTATCGTAAACCTATTATGAAAGACAAAGGTGGTTATGAAAAATGCATAGGACATGAAAAAATTATACGTGGTTATCATCCAGATTATCACAAGATTATGAACTCAGGAATTAAAAATTTACCTCAATATGAATTATTAATACTGGGAAGTAATTTAAAGTTGGATGGAAAAAATGGTTTTGGTGTTTTATATGAACGAGAAGTTGAATATAATCGCGATGAAAAAACCGGTGAATACATTAAAAAAGATTTAAAAGATATTCGTAGAGGAGATGAGTGCATGTTTGTAGGGTATCACCCAGGAGAAGTAGGATTTTTTAGTCATATTCAAAACTGGAGTTGTAAAATAACTGGAAAGAACGGTAAGTATTATAGATTTAGAGAAGAGAATTCCGATAAAGATTTTTTTAAAAAAATAGATACTATGTGGAATGCATCCTGGTCTGAACTTAGATGGAAAGGTAAAGAGATAACATGATAAGTAGAAAATTATTCGGGCCTCCGGGAACAGGGAAAACAACTAAGTTATTAAAATATGTTAAAACATTTTTAAAACTAGGTACACCGATAGATAAGATAGGATACTTTGCATTTACAACTAAAGCTGCCAATGAAGCTATTGATAGGATGTTAGATTATCACACAGCGTTTGAGAGAAAAGATCTTAAACATTTTAGAACACTACACTCTCTTGCTTTTAATCAACTTGGTATGAAAAAAGCACAGGTTATGCAAGACGAACATTACGAAGACATAGGTAGAAAATTAGGTATAGAAGTTACAGTGTATTCTAATGGTGAAGAGTCCACAGGATTTATAAATTCTGACAGTGAGTATTTTAATTTAATAAATGCAGCTAGAATAAAGAATATTACAATAGAACAAGAATATAATACCGACATGTACTCACAAGATTTAGATAAAAGATTATTACAAATTATTTCTGATGAAGTACAAAACTATAAAGATGCATATAAATTAATAGATTTTACCGACATGATAGAAAAATTTATTGTGTCTAAATTGTGTCCAAAATTTGACGTAGCTTTTATTGATGAAGCACAAGATCTATCACCTATACAGTGGAAAATGTTTAATATTATCAAGGAAAACAGCAAATATGTTATATTAGCAGGCGACGATGATCAAGCAATTTATGGCTGGGCAGGTGCAGATGTAAAAAAATTTCAACAAGAAATTTCAAAAAAAGACATAATTCTGCCACAATCTTACAGGGTTCCACAAAATGTACAAAATATTGCAGACAAGATTTTAAATTTAATTCCAGATGACAGAAGAATAAAAAAGAATTGGAAAGCAAGAGAAGAACAAGGAACTGTAAATTATATTTATGATACAGCAGATGCACCACTGGACCAGGGAACATGGCTAGTGTTGGCAAGATACAATGATAAATTAAACAGACTCAAAGCTACACTAAAAGAACGTGGTATATATTTTGAATTTAAAGATCGTAAAAGTTATAAAGTAACCTTGTTTAGAACTATTCTAAACTACATACGATGGCAGAAAGGCGATGACTTATCTTTGTCTGAAGTTAAAGATGTGTTTGAATATACTAGCACTAACGAGGAATTATCTGAAGAAAGAATGTATAACCTTGAAGAATTTGGTTATGATAAAAATATACCTTGGTATGATGAATTTACCTCTGATTATGAAGAGTGTTTATACATACGAGAAATGTTAAGTAATGGAGAAAAATTAAAAGAAACTCCAAGAGTAAAATTATCTACAATACATTCTGCAAAAGGTGGTGAAGCAGATAATGTATTATTGATCTTAGACAATACAAAAACAATACGAGATGCATTAGAAAAAAGCTCTGACAAACAAGATGAAGAACACAGAGTTTGGTATGTGGGTGTAACTCGTACAAAACAAAACCTGTACATCATGGCAGCAAAAAAGGAGGACCAAGGTTATGACATCGAAAGTTTGGGATAAGCAGCACGGCGGGAGTCACTATCAAAAGTATAAAATTCAGCCCAGTAAGTTTGTAGTGGAGAATGAATTGCTATATCCAGAAGGTTGTGCTATAAAATATATTATTCGTCATCGTGATAAGAATGGAAAGGAAGATATATTGAAAGCCATACATTTTTTAGAAATGATTATTGAAAGGGATTATAGTGAAAATTCCTAAGTTTGAAGCACAAACAGAATGGGTTAAACCTACAGAATTTCCTGACCTACGTAATGTAGATGAAATAGCTATTGACTTGGAGACAAAAGATCCAGACTTATTAAAGAAAGGATCTGGTTCTGTAATAGGTAATGGTGAAGTTATTGGTATTGCTGTAGCTACAAAATTTTACAAAGGTTATTTTCCTATCGCACATGAAGGTGGTGGTAATATGGACAGATCAAGAGTCATATCTTGGTTAAAAGATATATTAGAATCGCCATCAACAAAAGTATTTCACAACGCTATCTATGATGTGTGTTGGTTACGGGCAATGGGATTTAAAATAAATGGTGACATAGCCTGCACTATGATTGCATCAGCGTTGACTGATGAAAACAGATTTAGATATGATCTTAATAGTTTGTCATGGCATTACCTTGGTTATGGTAAGAACGAAGCTGCACTTGCAGAAGCTGCAGAAGAATGGGGCATCAATCCAAAATCAGAAATGTACAAACTACCTGCAATGCATGTTGGTGCATACGCAGAACGTGATGCTGAAGTAACATTAGGGCTTTGGCAAGAGATGAAGAAAGAAATTATTAGTCAAGACCTAGAAGATATATTTGATTTAGAATCTGATTTGTTTCCTTGCCTGGTTGACATGAGATTCAAAGGTGTACGTGTAGATGCAGAACGTGCACATAAAATGAAAAAAGAATTAATTACACAAGAAAAAGAATTACTACATAAAATAAAAGGCGAAACAAATATTGATACACAGATCTGGGCAGCTAGATCTATTGCAAATGTATTTGACATGTTGCGATTAGAATATCCAACAACAGAAAAAACAGGAGCACCATCATTTACAAAAAACTTTTTACAAGAACACAAACATCCTGTTGTAAATATGATTGCACAAGCAAGAGAGATTAACAAAGCACACACAACATTTTTAGATTCTATTCTACGTTATGAACATAATGGCAGAATACATGCAGAGATAAATCAATTACGTAATGCTGGGGGTGGCACGGTTACTGGTAGGTTCTCCTACCAGAATCCTAATCTACAACAGATACCAGCTAGAAATAAAGATCTTGGACCTAAGATAAGGTCGTTATTTATACCCGAGGGGGGCCATACATGGGGTTGTTTTGACTATTCTCAGCAAGAACCTAGGCTGGTAGTGCATTATGCTTCTTTGTATAAACTACCTTCTGTATATGATGTGATAGATTCTTATAGCACAGACTCAAACGCAGACTTTCACCAGACTGTTGCAGACATGGCTGACATACCTAGAACCCAGGCTAAGACAATCAACCTTGGATTATTTTATGGTATGGGCAAAGCTAAACTACAAGCTGAGTTGGGTGTAACAAAAGACAAAGCTGCAGAATTATTTAATACATATCATTCACGTGTACCATTTGTGAAACAACTTATGGATAAAGCATCTAACAGAGCACAAGATCGTGGTCAGATTAGAACTTTACTAGGTAGATTATGCAGGTTTCATCTGTGGGAGCCTAATAGTTTCGGTATGCATAAAGCCATGACTCACGAAGATGCACTCAGGGAACATGGACCAGGGATTAAACGTGCTTACACATACAAAGCATTAAACAAATTGATACAGGGATCGGCAGCAGACATGACAAAGAAAGCAATGTTAGAATTATACAAAGAGGGTATCATACCACATATACAAATACATGATGAGTTAGATATATCTGTACAAGACGAATCACATGCTAAAAAAATTATTGATGTGATGGAGAATGCTGTTACACTAGAGGTCCCTAACAAAGTTGACTACGAACACGGGGATAACTGGGGTGAAATACATGGGTAATTATTATGGCTTATTTAAATGCAAACATACCAGTAGAGTATGCACAAATTAAAAGAGAATATCTTTATGATCTTAAAAAACACCATGGAGAAGTTGAAGACTGTATTATCTTTGGTATTAGCGCTATGTCAGGTCGCGCTATCTTATGGCATGCACTTATGGAAAACGGCGCTGTCTTTTATCGTCTCCCGATATCTGCCTTCATACAAAGAGGTTTTAAACCGGAAGATGTCCCTAAACGTAGACTTGATGAGCTTCAGTTATGGAATTCTTTTAGTTATTATCCTGCTGTTACTAATTGGGATATTCTAACAGGTGTATCTGGTAAATATATAGGTAAAGATAAAAAATGGCATCATGGTAAATATTTATTTACTGTTGATTTTGCTCACCCAGATAGTAATATACTAGACACAGATCATTCTGAAATACCGCACGAACACAAGTGCGCTCACATAATTGCATTAAACGATGGTAATTATGCAGCACAACCTAATAATAGATGTATATGGGATCTACCTTCTTTTACTGTGAAGGATAATATTCCTGATTGGAAGGTGCAAACTAACGAGTGGAACGTAGAAGATACAGGTCAATGGAAAACAGAAGACACTGATAATTTCTTTTACGAAATTGAGGAGAAAAAAAATGATTAATAAATGTAAAAATATATGCTGCAAAGCATGGGACAAGCTAAAAGAAATCTTTAAAAGATTAATGTTCTGGAATAGATAATGAATTTAGCAGATTTATTAAAAAAGAATTTTGTATTAGTTCCGGTTGTGGCTTCGGTCCTAGTCGGAACTTTTACTGGCGTTCGTTATATTGTTAATCTTACAGATACAATTAATTCTAATCAGCAAGAAATTGTAGATCTTAAAAGAGATTTAAAAGTTGCTGAAGATAAAATTGTAGATCAAAATACAAGACTAACTTCTGCTGAGTCTACTTGGCAGATGGCAGAAAATTTATACAGACAATTAGCAGATCAAGTCAGAGAACATGACTATGATATTAAGGATTTAAACAGGTAATGTATGGAGGTTCTCAGGATGAATTATTATTTTACCGGATTACTTATCTTGGCTCTTACAATACTAGCATTGTTTGTAGAACCTGCTTATCCTAGAAACGAATACCTTAACGAGTATGGTGTAAGATGTGGTGAAATGGAAGTAAGTACAGAAAGAAGGGATACTGATTATAATTACAGTGATAGTAATTCACATGAAGATCAATATCTTAGATTTACTTATAGAAAATATTTAGGCACAGATTGTAAAACATCAAAAGAGAACGTAGCAATCAAACAACAATTAGAATTAATGAAGATGTGCGGTAGAGTTAATGCTAATCCAAGTCTAGCATTAAATGAAAACTTTGCTCTACTTGTATCTAAATGTAGAGGTGTGACTCCTTCAAGAGATAACACTAGACCAGCAGACTCACAAAGTCTGTGGGATGATATGAAAGATGAGTATAAAAAAGAGAACCCAGAGGTCAATTTAATGGGAGATAAGTTCATAAATCCAGGAAAAAGCAAATTGAAAATACCACCAAAAGATTATATACTGCCACTACCAAAACCTAAAGATGAGTAAACCATTAAAAATATCTGAAGAAGCAGCTGTGCAAATGCCAATGAAAACGGTTGCTAGTTTGATCGCAATGATCGCGGTCGGCACCTGGGCTTATTTTGGTATTCACGAAAAACTTAATCAGCACTCAACAGCGATAGAGTTGATGACAAAAGATTTAGAACAAAACTCAGAGTTTAGAATCAAATACCCGCGTGGAGAACTTGGTCAGTCAAGTGGGGAAGCAGAATTATTTATGTTGGTGGAGCATATGTCAGGATTGATTGAGTCTATGGATGAAGAACTAAAGGGTATGAGAAACAATAAAATTAATATAGATTTTTTAAAAGAACAAGTATCAAAACTACAGGTTGATGTAGAAAAATTAATTAGAAACGGTAATGGAGAACACTAATGGTTGAGATGGTATTTGCACTTTTACTTCTACAGGACCACAAAATTGTAGAACATCGTTACCACGAGTCGTTATCAAAATGTCTTAAGGCCAAGCGTTATGCTATGAAGGACAGAAGCACTACAGATAGAGTTGTATTTAAATGTATACAATCGAAGGCAAATGTGGAAGTATACATGGGAGAGAAAAAAATAACTTCTTTAATATTAGAATAATGGTAAAGATACAGGCAGAAATTGTTAATGGTAAATGTCCAACTTGTGAAGAGTATACAATGTTGGTTGGTTTAACTCCTGAATTATTTAGATGCATGACGTGTGGATCTGATTTAGAGCAACATGTAAATGGAAAGATAAGCTATATACCTCATCTATCATCAAAGACTTTAATATCAGAGGTAGAAAAATATTTCGATGGCCAGGAAAGCTAAAGGTTTATACGCAAAAGTTGCACACGAACCTATATTTCACAAAACAAGTATAGGTAGAAATCCTAGTAAATGCAAAATGAATAAATCAAAAAGACGTAGTTTTAAAAAATATAAAGGCCAGGGGCGTTGACATTATCCTAAAAATATATATATTATCCTACATGAAAGATAAAATAATAACAATAAAACCGAAAGGTATTACACAAAGACAATGGTCTATATTTTTATTAGAGTTAAATCTAATGAAGAAAGCATGGAAACCATACGGCGTAGAGGTACAATTATCTGCACCAGGTTTAAAAAGAATCATTGATTGGGGTACAAAACGTTATGGCACTGAGTCAACAAAATAGAATAGACAAAGCAGCTAATGATTACAATCGTACCAAAGATCCTAAATACAAAGATCTTTGGTATAAACTTATAAAGGAATATATAAATGGATCTTATAATTTTAAACGATGGTCTGTACCAATTAATACCGATAACAACACAAATGTTAGAGGGAATAGAATTAGTAAGTAAAGTAGACTGTTTCGATTTGTGTGAAATACTCCGGTTAAAACTAACCGGTTATGTAGACGAATTAAATCTACATATTATGAACGATGGTAGTGGATCTATGATCGGTTGTATGTGTAGATAATAAAATTGATTCCGGTGAGTAGGCGTTAATACAAATGCTTCGCGCTAAGTCACTTACGTTAGCTATGACCCGCAAGGGTAGCGACCAAAACCGGCCGGTGTACAGTACAGTGCACACAGATCTGTACACCGCGTTATGGATTAAATAGTATTTTCTGGAGTGCAAGTAAATCTGATGAACATATTATGTTTATTGACTTCCTCTGGACCAAGCTCTTGCATTTTTTTCATAGATTCTTCATAGCCATACATCAAACAATCGTATTGACTATCAAATACATCTGGCCATTGGAAAGGTGGCATACAAACCTGTTGAGTTTGTGAACAAATTATTAATGCTAATATATATTTCATTGACACCTATTGTAAATTATGAGATAAATCCTACATTATGATTAATCTAAGAAAGGAGTATAACAGTATATGACTGACATAAGCAAATACAAAAACGTATCACTGCCAAAAGATACGTATTATAAAATAGATAAAATAAGAAAAGTTATTGTACCTGAGATGACAATTAGTCGATCTCAAACCATAACATTATTAGTAAATGAGAAAGAGAAGAAGTTAAATGGCAAACTTAAAAAAGCATAAAGTAATCTGTTCTGTTTGTAATGGTAATGGGTTCATACGTGTACCATTCGAACAGGCCAGGGAAGAACAATGGGCTGATTGCGAATTTTGCAACAACCAAGGTGAAGTAGAAGAGGAGGTAGACGAAGATGTTGATAGACAAAGAAAGTCAAATTAAAACTTTAAAAGAAAGTAATGAACTTTTAGAAAAACAAAAAGAATTTTTACAATCTGCATGCAGAAGAGCAGGAGTAGAAATAAACAATTTAAAAGATACTATTACTAAATTAGAAGGGATATTACATGACCATAAGCAGTGAAGATATAGCTTATCTTGCAGGTCTTTTTGATGGTGAAGGTAGTATATACTTTGCTAAAAGAATCGAGAAGAAAAAGAAACACAAAGGCAAAGGTTATAGAACTTCTATGTCACAAAGAATTAGTATGGAAGTGACTATGACTGATGAGTCTGTAATACGTTGGATGCATGAAGTATTAAATGTTGGAACTGTAAATAAAAAACCTAGAAAAGGTAGACGTAAAGACGGTACTAAATATTTGATGCAGTATAAATGGCGTTGTACATTTCGCGATGCGTTTTATGTTTGTAGATTATTTTGGCCATATGCACATACTAAGCTACCTAAAATACAACAAATCATCGAACATTATTCTCATAACAGTGAAAATATTGTTAGTTTTGATGACTATAAAAAGGCTGTAAAACAATGAAAATATTAAAAATAAGTATTGTTTGTTTACTATTATCTGGTTGTGGTGCTAAATTTGAAGGGTACGATCCGACAACTACTATGTTAAAATGGGTAATTACACATGAAAAAAATTAAATATGAATTTTACCTTTGGTTAATGGGTATTGCAGGTTCGATTAGTGCATGGGCCTGGAGAGAACATGTAAAAATATTAAGATCTAAAAGAAAAAAGGAACGTATAAAATTTGATGATTTGGAATAAGAAATATAAATACCCGCCATGTACAAGGTCATTAGTAAATGGCAAACGTCACTATGATGTTGGAGTACACGAAAAATTACCGAGTGTTACGACTATATTATCAGCGACTCAGTCGGAAGAGAAGAAAAAGAGTCTTGCTAATTGGAAAGCTAGAATGGGTGCGCAGTATGCAGACCGGATAAGAGATATATCTGCGATGCGAGGTACCTCGATGCATACCTATTTAGAGGGCTATATAAAGGACGAGAGGCACCTTGACCTGACTGCCTTGGGCAAGGAAGCAGGAAGAATGGCTGATGTGGTTATTCGATCGGGGCTCGGGGACCTGGGAGAGGTGTGGGGCACGGAAGTGACCCTGTATTATCCTGGATTGTATGCTGGTCAGACTGATGTTGTAGGAATTTATAACGGACGCGAAAGTATAATAGACTTCAAACAAACTAACAAGCCTAAACAACGTGAATGGATTGATGACTACTTCACCCAGCTAGCAGCTTATGCTATGGCCCATAATCATGTGTATGGTACACAGATCCAATCTGGAGTGATTCTAATGTGCAGTAAAGATGGCTTCTTTCAAAAGTTTGAAATATCGGACAAGGAATTTCAAGGCTCTATGCATACCTTCTTGAAGAAGATCGACCAATATTATGAAAATTGTACCAAGAATCCAGAGGGCCAAGGTACAAAAAATGATTAAAAAGTATAATGAATTCCAGTATAATTTGACCATGTACCCATTGTATACACTTTTCTATATAAAAATAAAAAATATTTTTTTGTTTTTTTTAAACCCTGGTACAATT